TGGGCTATGGGAACACCAATCACAGAAGAGAAAGGATTATATGCTGCACTTAATAACTGTGCATTTGTATCTACTAAAACACTTAAAGAAGATTATTCAAAACCATTTTGTTTTTTAATGGATGCAAGTATGTTAGGTGTTGGTGTAGGGTTTGATTGTAAAGGGGCAGGTGAGATTATAGTTAAAGGTTTAAATAAAGCTAAAAAAGAAGAACTATTTGAAATACCCGACACTCGAGAAGGATGGGTAGAATCATTAAAATTATTATTAGAGAGTTATTTTCATGGGGCAGCAGAAGTTCAATTTGATTATTCAAAAATTAGACCAGAGGGAGAACCAATAAAGGGGTTTGGTGGAGTATCAAGTGGACATGAACCATTAGAAGAAATTCATGAAGCAATTCGAGGTGTACTAGAAAATAATTCGGGTGAACCAATTACAACAACTACAATTGTAGATATAATGAACCTTATCGGAAAATGTGTCGTAGCAGGTAACGTAAGACGAACTGCAGAGATAGTATTTGGAAATCCAGATGATGAGGAATATCTTAATCTTAAAAATTATGAAGTTAATCCACATAGAGAGATGTATGGCTGGACTTCTAATAACTCGGTATTCGCTAAATTAGGCATGGACTACACCGATATATGTAAAAGAATTGTAGATAATGGTGAACCTGGCCTCGCGTGGTTACAGAATATGAGAAAATTTTCCCGTATGCAAAATGGGGGAGATGATAAAGACCATAGAGTAATGGGCGGAAATCCTTGTTTAGAACAATCTCTAGAGAGTTATGAATTGTGTTGTTTAGTAGAAACATTTCCAGATAATCACGATTCATATGAGGATTATGCACGTACATTAAAATATGCTTATTTGTATGCGAAAACAGTAACACTTGGCAAAACCCATTGGAGTGATACTAATCGTGTTATGTTAAGAAATCGTAGAATTGGTTGTAGTGTAAGTGGAGTTGCACAATTTATTACTAATCGTGGATTAGAAGAACTTAGAACTTGGTTAGAAAATGGATATAAAGTAATTAAAAGTTGGGATACAATGTATTCTGATTGGTTTGCTGTACCAAAATCTATCAAAACTACTTCAGTTAAACCAAGTGGAACGGTTTCATTATTGGCAGGGGCAACCCCTGGACTACATTATCCAGAGAGTAGATTTTATGTACGAAGAATTAGAGTATCAAAACATTCAGAGTTAATAGAGCCATTGAAAAAAGCAGGTTACAAAGTTGAACCAGCGTTTGGTTCAGAAGATACTACAATGGTTATAGAAGTTCCTGTGGATGTCGGTCAAGGTATAAGAACAGCTAAAGAATTGTCTATTTGGGAACAATTTAATCTAGCCGCATTTATGCAACGACATTGGGCTGATAATCAAGTGAGTTGTACCGCAACATTCGATCCTGAAACAGAAGCCAATGAATTACCACATGTGTTGAATTATTTTCAATATAGACTAAAAGGTATTTCTTTACTTCCAAGACATCCATTAGGAGCATATAGACAAATGCCATATGAGGCAATAGAAAAAAAAGAGTATAAGAAGCAAGTTAAAAAACTTGGATATTTGAGTTTTGTAGGTGTAGAAGGTGAAGAAGCAGATGTAGAAAAGTTTTGTGATTCAAGCGAATGTGAAATTGTTTATGGAATTGGTGATACAGATGATAAAGAAGATGCAAACTAAGATTTTACATACTACAAAAAAGCAAGCGACAGGCAGTTGACGCACCTGTAGAAAAATGCGTCTTAACAATAAACAACGAGGAGAACGTTTATGAATAAACGGAATCTACTTTCAATGATGTTTACAATGTTACTACCTATATTTGTCTACGGACAAAGTATTAGTGGTACAGTTGCATCAGAGAAAGGCGAACCTTTAGTTGGAGCTAACGTAGTTGTCAATGGAACTGATTTGGGGGCCGCTGCTAATGTAGATGGTGTCTATTCGATTAAAATCGAACCAGGTTCTTATACAGTTACAGCTTCAGTTATTGGGTATACATCCACTACTAAATCTATTGATGTTAGTGGTGATGAAACTCTCGACTTTGGACTTATAGTTTCAGTAGTTGAGATGTCAGCATTAGAAGTTTTGGCTTCTCGTGCAGATGAAAAAACACCCGTTGCATACACAACAGTTAGTAAAGAGGATATGGAAGTTCGTCTTGGTTCACAAGATATTCCGATGGCTTTGAATACTACACCAAGTGTATATGCAACACAACAAGGTGGTGGTGCGGGTGATGCTCGTATCAATGTTCGTGGGTTTAACCAACGAAATGTAGCCGTGATGATTAATGGAGTTCCCCAGAATGATATGGAAAATGGGTGGGTCTATTGGTCTAATTGGGATGGTGTTGCAGATGCAGCCCAATCCATTCAAATGCAACGTGGTTTAAGTGCTGTTAATTTAGCTACACCTTCAATTGGTGGAACTATGAATATCATCACAGACCCCGCGGCGATGACAAAGGGTGGCAAGTTCAAACAAGAAGGTGGTGCAGGGGGATTTATAAAATCTACTGTTAACTACAACACAGGTTTGATTGGTGATAAACTAGCACTTAGTGGAACGATAGTTCGTAAGACTGGTGATGGTGTCATTGATGGAAACTGGACAGATGCTTGGGCTTGGTACTTAGGTAGTTCATATCAGTTAAATGATAAAAACAGATTTGAACTATATGCAATCGGAGCTCCACAGCGACATGGGCAGAACTTATACAAACAGAATATTGCTACTTACTCACAAGAGTTAGCTGGTGATGTTGATGGGTATGATACAGATGCTTTCGCAGACGGAGCTAAATTCGAACACGAAGCTGGTCGTACATTCAGTCAAAATTGGGGACCTGTTAGTTCAGACTATACAGGTAAACAGTATTGGTATATGTATGGTGCACGTACAACTGATAGGCACGATCCTAATTTCCTAAATGAAAGAGAAAACTTCTTTCATAAACCATTAGTGAATCTAAATCACTTTTTAACAATAAATGAAAAAACTCATTTGAGTTCAGTTCTTTATTGGAGTGGTGGTTCAGGTGGTGGTACAGGAACTTATGGTAGTTCTTTCAGAAGTCCTGCAGTCGAGGGAAACAAATGGTATAAGAGTTCACCCTGGACTTGGGATTGGAACGCTGCTATTGCAGCTAACTCCGATAACGTAGATACTGATTATCATGCAAGTGATAATCGTTCAAAAGGTATTCTTCGTAACTCAATCAATCGTCAAGATACTTATGGTTTGATTTCTAAATTGAACTATGATGTATCAGATGAACTTGAAGTTCAAGTTGGTTTAGATTGGAGAACAGCAGGAATAGAACACGCACGAGAAGTTCGTGATTTACTTGGTGGTGATTATTATGTTTATGGTGGGAATAAAAATGATGTATCCAACGCTGATAAAATGAAAGGACTTGGTGATATCATAGCATATCATAATAGTACTACAGTTGATTGGTTAGGTGGATTTGTACAAGGTAAATACACTAAAGATAAACTTAATGTTTATGGTATGGGTGGATTATCAAGTATCAAATATTCTTATCAAGACCATTTTACAGTTGCTAACGAAGTAGTTGAAGCAGATGCTATCTCTACTTTCCAAGTAAAAGGTGGTGTAATGTATGACGTAGACGATAATGTTAGTGTATTTGCTAACTCAGGATATGTTGAAAAACCACCAATTATGGATAATGTAATCTACTACGATGGTACAGTAGCTTCAGACCCATTGAATGAATCATTCATTAGTTCAGAAGCTGGTGTCAATTTCAGTTCAGATAATTTCGCAGTTAAGGTAAGTGCTTACAATACAGATTGGAAAGACAGAAACCTTACAAAAGCGGTAACTACTGGACAAGGTGATTCAGGTGATACTGATGTGATATTCTTAAAAGGTATCGGTCAAAAACACCAGGGTCTTGAAATTGAAGGTTCAATGAAGTTAAATGATATAATTCGTTTAGACGGAGCAGTATCATTTGGTAAGTGGAAGTTTGATGGAGATGCAGATGGTCTTTATACAGAGTATGATGAAGAAACTCCAGTACAAACATCTTACACTTATACACTTGATGGACTATTTGTAGGTGACCAACCTCAGACAGCATATGTCTTAGGCACAACACTTACACCGATAAGTGGTCTTAGATTGCAAGGTATCTTTAAGATGTATGATAAGAACTACGCTGATTGGAGTCCAGGTTCACGTGAACTTTCTGGCGATGCTGATAGAAGCCAAGTATGGCAAGCACCAGCATACAATCGTTTAGACTTACACGCAGCTTATAAACTACCTAAGATTGCAGGATATGATATGACACTAACAGGTCATTTATTTAATGCACTTGACGCAGTTTATGTACAAGACGCAGTTGATAATTCACAGTATAATGGATTTGGTGATAAACTTCACTTAGCTCATAATGCTGAAGTATTTCTTGGAACACCAAGATACTTTAATTTAGGATTGACTGTCAATTTCTAAAATAGAAATAGTTAGTTTGGGGGCTAGTTGTAATACTAGCCCTCATAACTATTTGTTGTTAAAAAACACTTGACTAGTGTATAGTTTTATACTTAACTTAAAGGCATAATGTACCAATCTATTTTTTATAATAATAGAAAAAATAAAATTCATTTGTGGGATGATCGTAAAGGATATTTAACGTTCCCATATAAAAAATATGCATATGTAAAATCGGCAGGTGGTACATATGTTTCTTTGCATGGGGATAGACTACAGAAAGTATATAAAGTTGAAAAAGATGGCGAGTACTTCGAATCAGATGTAATGCCAGAAATAAGAACTTTAGTAGATATGTATCCAGAATCAGAAGAAGTATCTGAAGGACATAAATTATTAATTTTAGATATTGAGGTAGAAGTTACAGAGGGGTTTCCAAATGTAAGTAAAGCTGAAAATACTATAACTTCTATAGCCATATATGATGATATTACAGAACAATATCATTGTTTTATTTTAGATAAAAAAGGGGAAGTTGAAACTACAGATACAATTCATACGCATACAACAGAATATGATTTATTAAAAAGTTTTATGACAAAGTATCTTGAAATTTCACCAACAATACTTACAGGTTGGAATGTGGAGTTTTTTGATATGCCATATTTGTTCAATAGAATGATACAAGTTTTAGGTTATGAAATGGCTAGTTGTTTATCACCCATCCAGTTTGTTAAACATATAGATAGAAAAGATAAAGAAAAAGAACAACTATCAATTAAAATAGCTGGAGTAAATATACTTGATTACTTTCAGTTATATAGAAAATTTACATTTAGTGAACGTGCATCATATCGTTTAGATGCTATTGGAGATTATGAATTAGGACAGAAAAAAGTAGAATATGAAGGAACACTTAATGATTTATATGAAAATGATATAAATAAATTTGTAGAATATAATATACATGATGTTAGATTAGTTAAATTATTAAATGATAAATTAGATTTTATAGAGATTGCAAGAGGATTGGCGCATGTAGGGCATGTAGCTTATGAAGATATATTTATGAGCTCTCGTTATTTAGAGGGGGCAATATTAACATATTTAAAAAATAAAAAAATTGTTGCACCAAATAAACCAAAACATAGAGCTAAAAAGAAGGAAGATAAAAAGTTTGTTGGTGCATATGTTCAAGAACCACAAAAGGGTAAACACAATTGGGTCTATGATTTAGATATTACTTCTATGTACCCATCTTGTATTATGTCATTAAATATTTCACCTGAAACTAAAATAGGTAAAATAACTGGTTGGAATCAAGAAGAATTTTTGAATAAGAATAATAGGAAAACATATACTATAACTAAAGATGGAAGAGATATTGGTAAATTAACTGAAAAAGAAGTATCGAAGTATTTAAGTGAATCAAAAGTTAGTGTAGCTGCAAATGGAGTGATGTATAAAACAGAGAAAAAGGGGCTATTGGCAGCGTTATTGGAAAAATGGTTTAATGAGAGAGTTGAATATCGAAAGTTAGCTAAAAAGTTTCACGAGCAAGGGGATACAGACAAATCAGAATATTTTGATAGGAGACAGTATCTACAGAAGATTCTTTTAAATTCATTATATGGAGTATTGGGATTACCAGTATTTCGTTTTTATGATTTAGATAATGCAGAAGCTGTTACATATACAGGTCAATCATTGATTAAGTTTACAAAAAAGATAGCTAATTCATTTTATAATAAAGAACTTAATGATACTGAAGATCATTGTATATACATTGATACAGATTCAGTATTCTATTCAGCTACACCACTTGTAAAGAAAAGATTTCCTGATTTAGATATTAAGGATGAAGATAAAATGTCAAAAGCTATTTTAAAGATAGCAGATGAAGTTCAATTATATCTTAATAATGGGTATGATTATTTTGCTAAGAAGTTTTGTAATATAGATGTACATAGGTTTGAAATTAAGCAAGAGGTTATTGCTAAGGCTGGATTATTTGTTACGAAGAAACGATATGGTATGAAAATTATTAATGATAATGGAAGAGCAGTTAATAAAATGCTAGTTAAGGGATTAGATACAGTTCGTTCAAGTTTCCCAACAGCCATGAAAGAGTTATTATCCAAACTTTTAGAAGATATTCTTATGGAAGTACCCAAAGATAAGTTAGATGAATATATATTGAATTTCAAAAAGAGTATGAAACTTATGAATTTTGATAAAATAGCAATGCCAATTGGTGTGAGAGGAATTAGGAAATATGCTGAGATAGGTGAAAATGGATTAATTACTCCAAAGTTAGGAACTCCAGTTCATGTAAAAGCATCATATGCATATAATAATTTTTTAACTATAAAAAAGTTGAATAGATATGAAAAGATTGGAGAATCTCAAAAAATAAAATGGGTATATCTAAAAAATAATCCATATGGATTTAAAGTTATAGCATATAAAGGATATGAGGATCCAAAAAAATTAATGGATTTTATTAAAACATATATTGATACAGATAAGATGTATAAGCAGGCATTGGATAAAAAGATTTGTATGTTTTATGATGCTTTAAATTGGGTAATGCCTGTGGATAAAAAAAATACCCTTGAAAGATTTTTTTAACTATTTAATAAACGAAACTAACTAAGAGGTTACAATAATGAATAAAGACAATCTAACAAACTTCATACAGAAGTATTATCTTGGCAATAGAGTACCATCAGTAATGATCAAATCAAATGGAAAAGATTTGAGTTGTGATTTTATTACTGCTGATAAATCTATGCTTGGTAATGTAAAAGCTACTGGATTGGGGTTTGGAAATGAAGTTGTAGGTGTGTATGATACAGAAACATTTTTGAAAATGCTATCCGTAATGGGAGATAGTATTCAATTAGATGTGAAAAAATCAGGCGATAAATCAGTATCTATTACTTTTACGGACGGTGTTGCCAAATCATTGTTTATGTTAAGCGATGAAAGTGTAATTCCAAAAGTTCCACACATGAAAAATGTTCCTGAAATGAAATTAAAACTGAAAATTGATAGAGAATTCATTCAGAAATTTCTTTTAGGAAAATCAGCATTATCAGAAGTAGATAGTTGTACTGTAGTTTGTGATAATGGTAGTGTAAATGTTGTGATTGGATATAGTTCAATTGCATCAAATAGAGTAATTATTAAAACGGAAGTAGAAGAATACTCTGATGTAGGTAATATTACTTTTAATGCACATGTACTTAAAGAAATCTTATCTGCTAACAAAGCTTGTGAAAGTTCTGTTCTTGAGGTTAGTTCTGAAGGGTTGGCTAGGATTAATTTTAAAATAGATGAATTTGATTCTACATATTACTTGGTTGCAAATCAGAACGACAGTTAATGTATGTTGATACATCAAAAATAAAACTCCGAAAAATAGATAAAACAACTGCTAAGAAAATTATCGTGGATAATCATTATAGCCACAAATTTTCTCATTGTAGATATGCTTTAGGTATTTTCTATGTAGGTGAAGAGCATAAATTTTTCGATGAAAAAGAAGAGAAGTTGATTGGGTGTTTAATATATGGACACCCAGTCGGTAGAAGAGTGATAGGTTCTATTTTTAAAGAAGATATTCTACCAAACGATTCAGTTTTAGAATTAACGAGGTTATTTATACACGATGATTACGGTAAAAATATTGAATCATATTGTATTTCTCAATCATTTAAATGGTTGAAGCAGTTTGATAAAAATGTAAAGGTATTGATATCATATGCAGATCCAGATGTAAATCATGCAGGTGGTATTTATCAAGCTACTAATTGGATATATCAAGGGTGTGGAGATTTTCAAATGGCGCCAACATATTCATTAAGAGTTAAGCCAGATGGTGAGTGGATACATAGTAGAACTGTATATTCATTATATGGTTCAGCGGATCCAAAGAAGTTAGAAAAGGCTATTGGACATACTTTTTGGCTGAAGAAAGAAGCAAGTAAACATAGATATTTATATTTTTTGGGGAATAAAAAAGAAAATAAGAGATTTATTAATGTGTTAAAACATCCTATGAAAAAATATCCAAAAGAAAATTTATATAAAACAGAAATAACAGAGCATAAAATAGAAAAGGATTTAAAATATGTTTGATCATAGTTTATGGGTAGAAAAATATCGGCCTAGTACCATGGATACTTATATTGGGAATGAACTCCTCAAAAGTAAAGTATCTATTTATATTGAGAGTGGAGACTTACCACACCTTTTACTGTACGGCAGGGCTGGTACAGGTAAAACCACTCTCGCTAAATTACTTGTAAAGAATATAGAATGTGATTATCTATATATTAACGCATCAGATGTAAGAAAAGTTGAAGATTTGATACCTAAAGTTAGAAATTTTGCTTCAACTGTTGGTTTCAAAGATATGAAAATTGTTATATTGGATGAGGTAGATTATATAAGTAGTCATTCTCAGGCGGCACTTCGTAATTTAATGGAAATATTTAGTAGACATTGTAGGTTTATATTGACTTGTAATTATGTAGAGAGGCTCATAGACCCAATACAATCAAGGTGCCAATCATTTCAGATTATTCCACCATCTAGGTCAGAAGTTGCACAAAGAATGGTTAAGATTCTTGAAGAGGAAGATGTTGTTTATGAATTAGATGATTTGAAAATATTAGTAAATTCTGGATACCCTGATATAAGACGAGTTATTAATTCTGCACAACGACAGTCCATTGATGGTAAGTTGATAGTTGATAAACAAAGTATTGTAGAGAATGATTATAAATTGAAAGTATTAGAATTTTTGAAACAAGATAAGAAATCCGCATTTAATGGCATACGAAAAGTTTTAGCAGATAGTAAAGTTACAGATTATGCTGAACTATTTAGATTACTATATGATGAAATTGATGGTTATGGAAAAGGCCATGTTGCAGAATGTATTTTGATTATAGCAAAATATGAATTAAGTGATGCCCAAGTAGTTGATAAAGAAATCAATGCTATGGCAATGATTGTTGAAATATTACAGGAGATTAAACAATGAGTACAAAACCAATGAAACCCCTACCTAAAGCAAAACAAAGAGTTGATCTGTCGCAAGCAGAAACTATACTTTGTGAGAGTTGTAATAACTCTTTATTTATAGAATCATATGTGTTAAAGCGGGTATCTGCAATTGTTTCACCAACAGGACAAGAAGCTATAGTTCCCATTCAAGTGTTCGCTTGTGGGGGATGTGGTGAATTAAAGAATCTTGGTGGAGTAGCTGATACAGAAGATTTAGTAGGTTGATGAAATATGAGTAAACCAAAAAGAAAAAAGTGCCACACTTGTGGCAAAATGGTAACAAATCCGTATGTGTACCATATAGTTCCAGCTAAGAATATATGGAATATACCTAATTATGTAAAAAATGGACCAAGAACCAATCGTGTAGATTTAAAAGGTGATTCGAAAGTTGCAGTTTATAATTATTGTAATCAAGAATGTGAGGCAAATGACTATAATAAATAAAGTTATAAAAACTCCTTGGGAATGGACTAAAGAAATAACAGAGAAAAAATCTGTGTGGGAAGATTTTGATGAATCGTCTCAAAAGAAATTTAGTGGTTATATGGTTAATAGATTTATGTCTATGAAGTTAGAATTAGTGAATTTTGTCAATGATTTACAAAAACTAGAGTTAGATAAGAAAAATTTATATAATGTATATAAAGAAATTTTACCAAGAAAAAAGATGTGGTTTAAATATATAAAAGCAGATAAAACAACAAAATATGAACCTTGGTTGACAGATATTTTGTGTAAATATTTTGAAGTAAGTAAGAAAGAAGTTATAAGTTACATAGAGTTACTATTAGGTACAAAAAAAGGTAAGCTAGAGTTGAGAGATATTTTAGAAAAGTATGGAACAGAAACAAAGTTGATTAAAAAATTAAAAATATGAGTAAGTTAGAAGGATACTCTGTAGAACTTGTTCCACGTAGTGCTATACAATCTTTTATAGAGAAGTATCATTATAGTCATAATACTAATGGAGTACAGGGGTTAGAATGCTTTGCACTATTTGCTCCAGGTAACTTTGGTATACCCAGAATGGTAGGTGCTATGATGTATGCTATACCATCTATGCCAAATACTGCTAAAGCATATAATCCAATACATCCTGATAAATGTATTGAGTTAAGAAGATTAGTTTGTTTAGATGAAGCACCTAAGAATAGTGAAAGTTTTTTTATATCTCAAACTATAAAATGGTTAAAACAAAATATGGACTATGAAGTTATTGTTTCATTTGCGGATCAACATTATGGTCATTCAGGAGTTATTTATAGGGCTAGTAATTTTGAGTTTCAAGGTGAAACTTCTCCAGGCAGAGTTTTAATGGTTGATGGTAAAGAGTATCATAGTAGGTCTCTAAGTCAACCAATCAAACCATATAGTAGAGAAATTAGGCGTAGGTGGGAAGCTGGAGATCCTAATATATTTTTTAAAAAACGAAAAACTAAAAACAAATATGTTTATTATTTAAACAAAGGAATTAAAAAGAAAATAAAGAGGTTAAAAAATGATAAAGTTAATAAATAAAGTTCTAGAGCGGTTTTCTGATGCTAATTTACAATCTGAAACAGCTAGGTTGGATATAGCCAAAGATATCATTAAAGAAATGAAAGAAGATAAAACTGGTTGGTTTTTAGATTTGAGTAGGAAATTACCAATTACTAAAAAAAATATCTTTAGACCATATAGTAAAGAGGTAAGAGATGCTTAAAGAAGCAAGTACAAAGAAAACCCTACGTACCTATGAAGGTACTAAAGTAAAATCTAATGGATCAGTTGTAGAACAAATGGAAAAAGAATGGCCAGAGATGACTAAAGAGTTTCAAAGATTACAACACGAACAATATATATTGTTTTTACATAAGCAACACGATTATGGTCCAGGGAATATCTCTGTTGGTACACAATTGGCTACTCCTGATGAGATTAAATT